TGACATCAGCCGTCATATAACCAGTTTCACTAAAGTTAATCTGGATGTTCCTGAGCTGGAGGCGACCTGTGGTATCTGATTTGGTACCCTGTCCCGCAGTCACCTTCACAGTGATTGGGCTTAGGGTGTATCGGAATGTGTACTTCCTACCTACAATCAGGTCTGAGTCAGAGTAATCTCCTAGGAGACGGGCACCTGCTGCCGTGTATTCTAGGGCAAGGCGGATACCAGCTTTCTTAGGTTGACCTGTAGCCACCACAGCTTCCCACGCATCACTTTGAATAGAACCTGGGAGGCTAGCCAAGGGGAGATTGGTGTAGGTACCATCATAGCTGAGGTCACCTGCGGGGACTGTAATCTTGCGATCAAGGTGTACGGTGTATGGCTCATTGGTGCCAATGTAACCCGTGTTGACCGAGAGAGACTCCAGGTAAACCCCATCGGATCTCTGGATGACCATGTACATATCTGAGAGAATAAAGTCCACGTTCAGGATTGTATCACCTGAGGGGAATGTCCAGCGAGACCAAGAGCTTTGTAGCTTCTCGTTATTCTGCCAATAGAACTTGTACACGTAGATGTCCTGTGGGCTATCTGTAGATAGCACTGCCAGAATATCCTCGTTCAAACCTGCGGCAATCTTAAAGCAACCACCAGGGATATAACTGGGCACATGGGCTGTGACATCCGCAGCATCGTTCGTACCAGTAGACTGGTCAATGCTGTAGTATTCCCGAATACCTGTGTAGTTACCACGATCCACAGCAAAGTAGATGTTGTTACCAAAGCCCACAGGTTCTGCCCGAATGTTGGTTTCAAACTCGGTAGACTGCTTGATCGAGATCGTTGTGGGTGTCAGGAGGTCACCTGAGTCCACCACGAACTGTGTTTGGGCAGAGAACAGCAGCAACTGCTTGTTAAAGGGGATCGCATGGATCAGCTTAGAGACCTTCGTGTGGCTGACCTGAACGTCAATCACATCGGAGTCCAGAAGCTCGGTCACCGTGTTGCGATAGAAGTTGAAGAACTTACCAGCCTCAGAGAAGATCACGGATTCATCCGAGAGAAACCCTAAGCGGTTCCTGTAGAAGAACACATCGCCAATCTTCTGGTTAACGAAGGATGGATCAGGGTTGGTATCTACGGTGCCATAGGCACGATCTACCCACGACACTACGTTAAAGGTAAATGTACCATCAGCATTACGTACTAGCTGGTGGGGCATCGTTGACCCAGTAAAGCCCAGCAGTTCGTTCGGCTTGAGAGTTTCCTTCCACGCTCCAGTACCAGAAGAGTCAAACTCCACCCAGAAGTCATCAAAGCCGTTGTTCTTATCCCCGATAATTTCTACGGCAAACCCGTTGACACCAGCGTTAGCAGGGAGATCGGAGAACTTCTGGATCTGATCCTTCAGGGCAGTCATGGCTCCGTTGTTAAAGCCATCCTCAGCCCGTACAGTAAAGTCAGAGCCTGATCGGTAGATGTGGATAACTGAGCCATAACGGGCAAAGCTAAAACCACCACCCCATGAGGTCAGTCCATTATAAAGTTGGGTAGCAATATAGTCTGTTGAAATGTTTGCTGTGTGAGAGGCATTAGAGCCATCAGGTGTGGTGTAGGTAGCACGGGTAGTACCATCAATAATGACGGAATAGGTCTTGCCATAGTTACCCGCCTTGACGCTTATAAGAGCCTCATAGGGACGTGCAGGAGCACGATCTGTGCGAGGGGTTACCGTCACACCCTTGTTCACGATAAATGTGTAGTCCGCTACCGTCACTGCTCGGAATGAGGAGTTTGGTTCAGCAGCGGTTAAATAGGATTTACCTGACGGAAACGAGACAGTCTTCTCATTCCCTGCCAAGTCAAATACTTTGAGGTCACCATCAGTAATAATGACCACATAACGCTCGACAGCATCACGGTTAATTGTGTGTAGGAAGGCGTTTGAGACGCTCCCTGAGAGCATCTTCTTGATGTGTTTGGTAGGTGGACGTTTCCTCAAGCCCTGCGAAGTGGTGCTTAAGCCGTTCTCTTGCAGTTCGGCTTGGGAAGCTAGCCTTAACGTAAAGGGTTGCTGAGAAACCCCGTTCACCATATTCGGGATGGATGAAGAAATCAGTGCCATAATCAATACCTATTGAGGGTTCGATAAACTGTGCTATTGCCAGTCAAGATGTTATAGTCACCTGTGATACCTTCAGCTCTCTTAAGGGCGATAAACGCATCCTTCTCATCGACAGCAGTGAACTCGTACAACGCATCAGAACCTACAGTTCGTGCTTGGAAGACCCGTGCGGCACGTACAGTGATGTAGTGACGGGCAGTCTCTGGGAGTTCCTCAAAGGGCAATAGGACAACCATGTCCACTTTTAGGGACTTAATAAATTCGTATGTGTGTTTCTTGCGGTCATACAACCGTGTGCCTCGTTGGGTCACATCCACATCAAAATCTTCCGAGACGGTATCCACACGGAGACAGTTACTCGGTAGGGTAATTTCATTTGTAAACGCAGCGGGAGATAAAGATAATTCTTTATCCGTATTGAAGTGCCATCCACGGCTTTGAACCGCGCGGCTAACTTCAGAGAGCACAGCTCTTGCCGTTACAGCATCTGCCACCGCCGCCCCTGAAGCTAGGGATGAGATAGGTGCCTCACCAATCACTGAGAGAATGGTGTTTACGGCTTCGAGTTCCGTTGTTGGGGTCAGTACAGTAGCCATTGCTAATCCATAAAAAATAGGGGAACCCCTGATTACTCAGAGATTCCCCTTAGGTTTACTTAGGTGTGGTTAGACCGCGCCTGTGCCCAATTCGATAGCGCACTCAGGACGCAGGATACCGTGACCCATAGCGTACTTAGCGACCATCAAGGTACCTTGGCGGCGAATGTCGTACTCAGCTTCCAAGCCCAGATCCAACAACTTAACAGTACCAATAGCTTCTTTCTGCATACACACAGCCACGGTGGTCTGAGCGTCAACAGCATAGCGGGTAGAAGTACCAGCCAAAGTGCCAGTTGTAATGTTGGTTGAAGGGATGTGGTTAGAAGCAACGATTGTCAAACCAGCAACACGCAACACTTTACCGTCAGCGTACACACCAGCACCACCCCAGTCTTTGTTCAAGACTTTAGTGTTCTGTGCCAAGGCGTAGTACTGAGCAGGACGCACGAAAGCGTAACGCTCGTCTTCAGGCACATCCTTCTCGTCAAACGTTTGAGCGGCTTCAAACAAAGCAGCAATCAAAGTGTCAGAGTTAGATGCCATGGTTGCATCAGTGATACGTGAACCGCCGTTGCCACCAGTAACGGTAGCAGAAGCACGAGCTGCCAGGATAGCGTTCTGGAACAGGTGCTTGTCAGCAGTGTTAGCCAAAGCCTCGCCCAACTTACGGCTGTAGTTTGCACGTACATCGTAGTGGTTCTTAGCTTCGTCAATGTTAGAGATGAAAGTGTGGGCAATCAACAGGTCGTCAATCGTGATCACACGCTCTGCGTGGTTCATAGAGGTACCGAGGATCTCGTTACCAGGAGTATGGTACTCAGCAGAGAAGTTGCCAGTTACAGGGAACTGAGCAGACTTACCAGCGGCAATGGTGCGAACCATGTGCTTGTCCATCATAACGTTCTTCTCTGAGAACGCTGAGAGAACTTCACCAGCAAATACTTTTAGAAAGAGCGCGTCTTTATCGGCACCGCCGTTGACAGCACCCAAACGTGAGGGGGTAGCGTTAGACATAATAAATTTTCCTTGTGAATGAGATAAGAAAGTCGCAATGGCTTTCAGCCCCACACACACAGGTACACAGGATTTTCCTCCTCAGAGGGTCAAGGTCGTGTGGTAGTTCTTAAGCAAGCGTCACCGCAAAGACTTGCAGTGTGACATAAACTTTCGAGCACAAGGGAATAGCCCACCCCGAAGGGTGAGCCATCACATCAAAGGATATTAGATCGTGAGAGTTTAGATTGAACCTTAGCGCGGAACGCAGGGTCAGTCTTATACTCAACTGAAGACATATCTTTAGTTAACTGGGCAACGGAGTCGTAGACTTCTCCTGAGGTTGCACCTGTAGTCCTGCCAGACATCAATTGGGGTTCTGTGGGACGTGCGCTTTGGAAACGCTGGTACATCCCTGATACCGCCAATTTAGCTTGGTTAGGATTATTGGAGTCAATAGCGGCATTGTAGGCTTCAATCTCTGCTGGAGACATATTGGACTTAGCCCATTCAATCATCTCAGCAAAGCCTTGGTCACCACCTGCAACAGCTTTCACCTCGGACTCGAAAAGCGAAGCTCTCGCCTTCTGACCTTCAATATATTGGTCAACGATGTCCCGTGGGTAACCAGCCTTTTCGAGCTTCTCATAGCTATCCGTAGACAGCTCACCTTGGGCGGTGAACTCTTGGGAGAACTCATAGAGATCTAAACCTTTGTTCTGAAGTTCTTCTTGAACTTGTTCCTCAGGTGTCTCGGCGGTTGGTTGTTCGGTGTTCTGTTGTGGTTTACCTAGCTTTGACTCTAGTTCAGAATACGCTTTTGCAAGATCTTCTGGACTCTTAAACTTCTCTGGCAACCAGCCAGGACGTTCCTCATTAACAGGTAGCTCTTCAGTGGGAGCTTCATTAGCTTTATCCACTTTGGCAAGCATCTCTGCTACATGATTAGGATCTTCTTCCTCGACTGTTGCGGGGATATTGACTGTATCTACCATTAGTAATGTTCAACTGTGAAACCATTGGCAGACTTCTCTGTACGCAGAGGAGCACCCGCTTTTGGTTGTTTAGGTTTCTCTGACTTTTCCTGAACGGGAAAAGAAGGGGCTACCTCTGGGGTAGCCTCTTCAGCATTTACCGTAGGGGAAACTTCAGGTTTTTTAGCCCTGACCATTTTCCATTCCTTTTTCCATCATACGCCCTGCTGCCTGAATAGTAGGCGCAGTAGCTTGAGATGCCATTTGTTGCATCATGGCTTGTTGTTGTGCCTGTTCCATCTCAGCGGCAATCTCCTCTTGAGACTTAACGAGACCCTTCATGTCGATACCTAAGGCGGCACCAGTACGGGTAAGGGCATCAGATTTGTTAATCTCGGGAGGTAGCTGGGCGATACCAGCAGCGGCTTGGAAGAATAGCTGTAGCTTGTTGAGATCGTTACCACGTCCCAGTGCTTCCAACCCTGTCACAATAACAGGCTGAACCGTGTTCTCGGGAAGAGTTGGGAGACGCTTCTGGCGTTCCATTTGGAACATCAAGCGTTTCACTAGGGGTAACTGGAACTCTTGGCTAAGGATTGAGTAGATGCCACCTAAGGCGGACTCTAGCTCGTTAGCCATGTAGCGGATTTCTTCTGCCGTAACTCGCTCACCACTGCGTTGCACAGCGGAGTTCAAGAGGAAGGCAAACGCCAGGCGTTCATTGATTTGGTTTGATGTCTCCAGAGCAACCCTGAAATCATTATATTTCTGGAGTTGCAGTGCAGATACATCAGACACCACACCTTCACGGAAAGCACCGTTCTCTGCCTCAGCTAACTCTGCCATATCGGTAACCCCGTTAGGGTTAACCAAGAACAGAACTTTAGCGGCGGCTGCGGAACCCTCCACGATGGACTGGGTAAGACCTTCAAGAGACTTCAGATCACCTAGGTATTCTTCTACATACCCACGCCCGTAGTCCTCACCATCAATCTTGGTGAAGCGTACAGGAATCCATGGTGTTTTATCTAGGGGGTATGATCCCTCTGATCCAGGCACTCGGATGCCCTTGATCTCTTGATATACCTGCCATTTCTTACCCTCACGGTAAACGTGTGTGTACAGGTCAACGTCCTTACTCTTGGACATATCCTCAGGATCTGATCCCAGAGCAAGCTCACGGAGGTTACCCTCCAGGGTCTCCACGGCGATAGACTCTTTTGTAATAATATCCAACACATTACCCATAGGGTCACGGCGGACAACAAAACGGTCTAATCGGAATACACGTACCCCACCCTCTTTGGGCAGATACATGAGCACGTTACCTGTAACAAGCAGGTGTTTGATTGCCTCAAAACCACCAACACGGATGGCAGAGGATTCAATTTCATTCATTACTGACCGCTCAATGCGGTTCAGACCTTCCTCAACCTTAGAGCGCATACCCTCCTGTTGCGTCATTTGTTCTAACGCAAAGTCATCTACACTCAATCGGAAGAAGGGAGAGTTGGGCGGGAGAAGGGCTAACAACAGCTTTGATGCTAGGTTGTTGACCCCTCGTGCACCCACACCTTGCCAAGGGGTTGGCAGGGAGGATGCGGCAGAGTGCCCATCTTTGGTCATAAGGGAGGGGATGGTCAATTCCGCACAGTCCCGTGCCCGATCCAAGAATGGTCTACGGGAAGTCTCTAGCTGACCATATAGGCTAGCGCACGTCTTATTGGTGTCCATCCCTACTCCTTAACCTTGAGGAAGATTTACACCAGCACCTTCAGATGCGGTGGACGCGCCAGCAAGGTTAATCTTCAGATCGTTCCTACCAGCATACTGTCCCTTCTTACCCTTCTTGTTCGTGACATCTTCATTAGATTTAATCTTCAATGTAGGTGCGTCAGGAGCAGGGGTTGGGGGTGCAGGAGCTGGTGCTGGGGGCGGCTTTGAACCTCCAAAAATACACATATTATTTCTCCAAGATGTTTCGGTTCTGCATTTCAAACGTGGTTCGCAGAAAGCGGATAACGGAGACCTGCCCCTGTTTGAACCGAATTGTGTCGAGGGTTTCAGTAGGCTCAGGCATTTTATCTGCGAACCGTTCTTCTAACCCTTCAAGTAATTCCTTTGATATATGGGGAAACTTAGATTTACTCATTAGGTTCTCCAATTGAGCAACTTTTTACAAACCCTCGCGGTCAAAGGCTTTCACCCACATGGCACAAATATCAGAGCGAACAATGTCATCCACGGTAAACTCAACGTGGGGGACAGGCAGTCTCTGCTTGTGAATCATGTCAATGATTGTCTTTAATCCCGAGGTTGACCTCAGGTCTGATTGCTTAATATCCCCATTCAATAACACCTGTGAGTTCTCCCCAATGCGGGTCAAGAACATCTTCATCTCTGCGGGAGATGTGTTCTGAGCCTCATCGAGGATCACAAAGGAGTTATTAAAGGTTCGACCACGCATGACCTCGAAAGGCACGATGTCGATATTCTTCTTTCGAGAGGCGATACCGTACACCTCTTCACCAAGTTCCGCCTGTAGCACATCGGTAAAGGGGATGACCCAAGGAGCCATCTTCTCTTCCATAGTGCCTGGGAAAAACCCAAGAGATCTCCCTGCCGCCACGTTTGGGCGGGTCAGGATAATCTTGTCGATCTTCCCAGCAGCGTAAAGTTTAGCCGCATACACCGAGGCAATGTAGGTCTTGCCTGTCCCTGCACACCCAGTCACAATTACTTGTGGGCTGGTCTTTAGGGCTTTGATGTAGGCGGCTTGTTTATCATTCTTAGGGGACAAAGGGGGTAGCCCCCCAGTGTCCTTAGCTCGATACTTGGATGTTCTTTTTGATGTCATTAGCGAATTGGACAAGCCCCTGTTGCACACTCTTCCCCTTGGATCTCATCAAAGCTATTCGCTCGGTCAATCTCCAAAGGCTGGATGTTAGCGGAGTATTCATCAAATACTTCCTTGGTCACCACTTCCTGAGGGAGGTAGAGGTAGCCCAAGTCTTTAGCGGTCAGTGTAGGATCAGCTCGGAATAGGAAGCTCACACCCACATACACGTCCCAGTTATCCAACAGCCAATCAACAATCTGATCTACCTCATCTACTGAGTAGCTGATGGTGGCTGATACGTTTTGTTGGCACCAGTTGTTCATGAGCATCTTGTAACGCTCAAGCTGACTAATGGCTGACTCTTGGTTCACCTCAAGGATTGTGCCGTTCTTCTCTACCTTATCGAAAGGAACGTCATCCCAACTTACGGGGAACGTAATCAGGACTGACTCAGAGTCGGTAGGGTTATCAAACACACGGTAACCTGCGGATCGACATAGGGGAACCAGAGGGTCATGCTTGGAGAAGTTTACGTTGTTAAACACATACTTCCCTAGAGGCTTGTGGACACCCTCAGTCGTATCCATAATTTTGGACAGGGTACCGCTTGGCTTGATAGTGGTTACGTTTTTTGGGCGTGGGGTCTCCAGCTCATCTGCCATAGAGTATGCACCAGCCGTAGCCACACGCTGTAGTTCAGCGTAGTCATAGCTCCCCAAGTCAGGGCGGCGAACAATACCTGTCAAACCTACACCACACAAACGAAGGAACTCGTTGTTGAGGTGCCATGCTTCCTGAAGGATTTCATCCCGCAGATCCACACAGGTCTGTCGGTAGTTAGCCCGTGCTGCCAAGGTTACTGCTCGGCGTAAACCTGAGGAGTCACCTTTGAACTTACCTACGTCAACCTCAGTAAGGTTACAGAAGCTCTTGTTGCCCAACAGGATCTCAGCACAGGGGTTGCAACCCTTGAACCAGGGGGCACGTTTAACTGCGGTCTGAGCGTTAATAAAGCCAGGCTCAGAGCCACCAGCCTCAACCATCATGTCAAAGATTTCTTTGAGTTGACTATAGCTGGGCTTTGCTTTGAACAGGAGCGAGTTGTTTGACTGTGCCCGTTGTACGTTGTTTACCCACCAGTCTTTCTTGGCTACGGCAAACTCTTCCCACTCATCTTCACCATAGTTAAAGAGAGCAATTTCAGCACTGCGGCGAGAAGACAGCACAGTACCCAACCAGTTGACAACATCAAGAATATCAATACGTGTAAGCAAACTACCAGCACGTTTATTGAGAATCTCCACGATAGCTGTATAGGCTTTAGCAATAGCTGCATCGCCTGATGAAATCCAACCATAACCTTTTAGTCGTTCACCCGCTGGGCGGATCTGTGAGAAGTCCAGCACCAACCGTTCAGCACGGTAGGGGTGGGCAATGATTTTACCAATGGACTTTGCCCATGCTTCTGCTGAGTCACCTACGGCAATTGTCCAAGTACGGGTATCTGGGTCAAAGGTTTCAACGTTTTTCTCGTTGCCACCTTTAGCTGTACGCTCAGAGCGGATTACTCGGACTTCTTTGAGAGGTACTTGGAAGCCCGTAAGTTGCCCCACGATAGGGCGGAAGCCCACACCGCATCCTTGAAGGAGCAGCCATAGGCAGTCAACCACGTCTTGAACTGTTTCAACGTGGGTAAAAGAACAGTTAAATTGAGATGCTTCACGTTTCTTTGCTACATCAGTACCGCCTAGCCACAGTGAGCGACCAGACATCAGGACTTTACGCTCCATCATATACTGACGGAGTTCTTCGATTTCTAACGCTTCCTGAACTGACAGTGGGCTACCTTTAGCTCGTTCCCAGAGCCACGTCTGGTGTTGGAGTACACGGTCTACAGTCTGTGACCATGATTCAAATTCGGTACCATCGGCATTGAGTGGGCGGTTATATGTGCGGCGAGTAATTAGCTGGGCACGGAGGGAGGGGGTTTTATCGGTTGTCGCCATTTCCTTGAATTTTATTCCTTGCCTTACGGCTTGTTAGTTTCTGTAAATTTAATTCTGCAATTTCATTTAAGTCTGTGTGCCAATCATCAGCCACAGCAGCGAGGCACCAGAGAATGTCACCCAGCTCTTTCTTGACATTCGCAATGTGGTCTAGGAAATCCCCACCATCACGGCGGAGCTTTGCCTCAGCGGACAGAAGCTCACCGACTTCCCCAGCCAAGTTATACAAGGCATAGATCTCATCGGCGGACTTCAGGCGGAAGCTCATGGCTTCCTTCTGGTAATCAGTAAAGTTCATCGTAGTGAGCCTTGAGGTATTCGAGGTAATGGATACATTTCTCCAGATCTTCCTTACGGTTCTTGTAACGGTGTCGAAGGAGATACTTGACACAGTTACCTTCCCAGAAGTTCAGCTCCCATGCCTTTACGATGTCCCAAGGCTGAATGGCTTTTAAGTAATGACCCCCGCCTACCTGACGGTTGGTGGCAGAGAGACGGGCAAACTCCTCATCTTCCTCAGGGGTAGTCTCGTTGTTGCCAAAAAACTGTTTCAATTCGGAGTCCAAAGTTTTACCTCTTTAGTTGTCTCGTTGTATTCCCCATAGCGGAGGATGCGGCTGACTTGTGCCTGAACCAAGGCTTCCTCTTCACAGAGTCCTGCCTTCTGGTAGGCTTTCACTACGTGGCTCCAGTAGATCTCTCGGAGTTGCTGAGGGTTCGCCCACGGGGTTCCCTCATCTAGAGCTGCTTGGATAATCTTCTGAGCAGTCTTCTCGCCGATACCTGGGCAACCCGCATAGCCATCCGTGGGATCGCCTGTGAGGGTCTGCATCATGTGGTACTTGTCAGCTTGGTGCTCGTTGACCTCAAAGGTCTCACCCGTTCCCATGTGGTAGTGTGACCCTGGGATAGTCTTGAGATCCTTGTCGATGGTACACACAATGTATGTATCCTCGCTGGGTGTGGTGGCTTGGATGCCAATCACATCGTCCCCCTCAAGGGTCTCCACTACTTTAGACTCGTAGCTCTCCATAGCATACTCACGGAGGAACTTGAGTAACAGGGGCTTACGGGTACCTAAGCGGTTGGACTTATACGTAGGTAGTACAGTCTTGCGCCAATTTTTGGAATCTGAGAACACCAACACAAAGTTGTCAGCCTCGACATCATCCACGATGGTAGTCACAGCATGGTCAAAGTGTTGGGTAGCTTCATCCTCAAAGCTGTGTAGTGTCCAGATACCATCCCCCCAGTCGGTGGGGGTCTCGCTTACAGCCGCAGCTTGGTAGGCGAGGATGTCAGCGTCTATGAGAGCAACGCGCATAACTTCTCCTTTTTGGGAACTAGATATTCCCAAGAGTGTGGGAAGAGGGACTTCATGTTCCGATCAATAGCCTTGGCTACATCTCGGGTCTCTTGCTGGGTATG